AGGGGTTGCGTGCAGTAGCGTCCGGCGGGTGTTAGCCCCAGTATCGGGTCGGATTACCCAAACACTGAGGAGTGCTACCAATCTATGGACAGATTGTGCACAGAGGGATGTGTTATCATCTCCGGTTGGTCGCTCAAAATAACCATCTCGCAAATCTCTTCAAGGTCCACCAAACCCAGGTCGTAAGTCTCCATGGCCCAGTCGCGAAAATCATCATCGGAAATGACGACTCGCTCATCCTTAATGGACTGGACAATGTTGGACAGATCTACACCTGCGGTCTTGGTATTCCAAGAAAGTTCGTCGAGTGACATCTTGCTATTGTCTTCAGAAACGTAGCGACACAAAAAGAAATCGCGAAGAAACGGTACGTGGCGGAACTCGTAAGCGTACGACAACGCTTTACCCGCCATGTACTGTGAATGTGTCTGGTCCTCCTTGTATACTGCTCTGGCGTTGAACCTCGCCAACGCCTTACCAACTAACGGAACCATACAGGGGTCCTCAACGTCAGTGATAAGGCGCCTGGAAAGGAAAGTGGCGCCACCACGCATGCGTGGGGCCTTTGGCTTCAACACCATTTTGAACCTGGCGACCGTTGACCTCCACTGCTCGAGACACATCTTCTTGTCAGTACGAGCAAGAAGATCATCACCCAGCACGAGGGCGATGGAACGCAATCCCTGTTGTTGACAAGAAACAACAAACATGAGAATGTTGTAAACAGAATTGCGGGGTGTCGTGAAAGTGGTGCCAGTAGGAAGCTGGTTTTTGAGGACGGCTTGCACTCCCATTTTAAATGATCTGACCTTGAACTTGTTATTCTCCAAGTAAAGTCTCCGTAGCCACAGTGGCATGTTGATTTTGGCCAGGAAACGATCAAGCAGCAGATGAACGCCTTTACGCTGGTGCTTGTCGTTTGCACTGTAATCTCCTTCCACTGTGTGTGGGTATTTGCCGTTGTCTTGTTCGATGAACTTGGCTAAAGTCGTGTCCGATTTCTTGTATGCGGTGCAAAACTTGACTCCACCAAGCACGTTGGTCTTGAGCAGCTCTTCCAGACGCTGCATCGTCACCATCATGGCGGGTCCTGTCATTGCGTTGAAAACATCGTTCCCCGCATATATGACTCGCGCTGCCCACGTGGGGTCATTGCGCTTGAGCAA